TCAAGAATATTTAACTCGTCGCCCGTAGACGTAACCGGTGTAGAGCCAATGGTTAATTTATCTTGAGGCACCACCAATCCAGCCGCGCCACCAAGAATTAAATCATCCTCACTTGCATCCCACTGCATGTATGCACTGGCCGTATCTCCAAAAAACTTAACGTCGTAACCTGTATCATCAATGCCTACTGTTAGTGTGCTGTCTAATTGTACAGCGCCGTCAATATCTACAGCATCAAGGTTTGTGATTCCGTCTACGTCTAGGTCTGTACCAACGAACAACTTCTTAGCTATACCAACACCACCGTCAACAATCAAAGCGCCTGAAGTTGAGCTGGTTGAATCAGTATCAAGATTTAAATTAACAGCGCCGCTTGTATCAAGAGTTCCTACAGTAGTATTACCAGAAGTAATACCACCAGACACACTCAGATTAGTAACGCCCAACGTGCCAATCTCAGCCACGGCTGCGCCAGTACCTGCACCATCTAAGTATACGAGCTTGGTTTGTCCTGTCGGAATTATAACTTCATTGCCAGAACCCTGCTTTACACTAATGCTTTGAGAGCCGGTTGTGCCGTTCTCAATGTACATCACTCGGTTTATTGTAAGGGGAGCTATAGTTAATGTTCTTGTAGCAGTTAAGTTGAGGGTTGATGTAACTTTAAAGTACATAGCCCGTACTGGATCAGTCGTGCCATCCGCTATGACAGTTTCTTTGTTTGCGTCTTGGTCAAAAGTTGCCTCTGTACCAAAGCCCATAGCCTCTGCAATTAGTTCGAGATTTGTGTTAGTTGTATCGCCCCAAGTGCCAGTTTGGTCGCCTGAACCGATCTCTTCTAGCCGAAGATCATTTGCATATGTACTAGCCATGTGAGTTTCCTAAGCTGCTATTCTTGTCCAGATTGTGTTCGGGTCTGGAACTAAGTTACCCCATGTTGTGTTCGGGTCTGGAACTAAGTTACCCCATGTTGTGTTCGGGTCTGGAACTAAATTACCCCACACAGTTACATTTGCTATCTGCCCTGTAGCCAAGACTCCAGTTAGAATTACAAAAGAGCCTCCAGCAACTGTAACTGATCCTACACTACTTGTACCGAAAACACTAGCAACAGATACACTAGCGCCAGCGGCTACAGTAACATCGTTAGTAGATGCAGTACCAGAAACACTGCCAATCGAAAAATTAGCGTCAGCGGTTACAGTAACATCGTTAGTAGATGCAGTACCAGAAACACTGGCAACAGATACACTAGCGCCAGCGGCTACAGTAACATCGTTAGTAGATGCAGTGCCTTGCACACTGCCAACAGATACACTAGCGCCAGCGGCTACAGTAACATCGTTAGTAGATGCAGTGCCTTGCACACTGCCAATCGAAAAATTAGCGGACCCGTCAAATTGCAAAATACCTGCAGTGATATCGCCCTCAACCCCTACAGGGATAACTATCAGGTCGCCGCTACCTAAATCGGCAAAGGCGGCTGCTGAATATGGTGAGAAACCTAGCATTACTCAGGCTCTGTAGGCCATGTGACGCTTGCAGGAAACCCAGCTTGTTGCGGCACATTCAACAGGTCCGTGCGATACTGCGACCACTCTGTTTGTTTGTCAGACGAAAGATCAGCCCAGCGAAGTGGGTTGGACACCATAGGGTCAACTACTGTAGCTAAAATATTATCACGTTCAGCACGGACATTAGCCGCCGTTTCTGAATCTAACTCCGCTTGAGTAGGAGCAACGTAGGCCGTAAAATTAGAGCCAATCAGAGCCATAACGTCATCATTATTGATAGTGTTGTCAGTGTCAGCGGGGTCTAATGTGTATGGTATCCAGCCGTGTTCTGGGTGGTTAATTTCTACGTCCATGCTGAGATTGTCAGCTTGGAGTGAGGTCGCATTGCGGATTTCTGTGATTGTAATGCTCATTAGGATATCCTCACAAAGACAGAGGCTGCAGTGGAAGTGCCACCAATTGATACACCATTGTATACGCCACAATGTCCCATTATTCTCCACGTTCCGCTTGGAGCCGTGTTGCCAGAGCCATAATAACTCGCACCGTATTGATAGGTGTTGGCATAACGTAGCCCCGAGCCTGCTCTAGTAGAGCCGGGGGTAAAGTTTGCGGTACTAGCAGTATTTCTAAATAAACCATAAGTGCCGACAGCGCCTAAAGTTGTTGAACCACCACCAGCCTGTGCCCACGTCAGCCCACCTGTGTTCCCCGATTGAGCCGACAGAAAATAACCGTTGGTTGGGCTGTTGCTGACCTTGAGATTAGCCTCATCCACAACATTACTAGCAATGGTCAATGCGCCAGAGCCAGTGACCTCTCCTGTGTGTGTCGCATTAGTAGTTTTAGCAGTGTTAGCTGTAATCGCAGTTGCTTGACTACTTGTTATTCCAGTTTTGGCAGTATTAGTACTGACAGCGCTGTTTAAAGTTTGCAAGTCAACGCCATCTACTGTGCCAGAGACTGTTATGTTACCTGTTACGTCTACGCCTGTGCTTTTTGTTGCAAATTTCTCAGAGCCATAATGATACAGGATGCTTTCGCCTGTGCTGCCATCTGCTCTAAAGTAATCAGCATTGCCACCAGAAGAGTTATCTGTCTGAATTATAACATCTTTATCATTTTGTTGATTTTTGATAATTAGGTCATTAGCTTGTACACATTCAACGTAAGCATTTGTTGAATTAGAGTACAGTCTTAGGTCGCCAACATTTGTAGTGCCACCAAACATCAGACGAGAGTTCTCAGGAAAATATAAAGTATCTTCGCTTGCGACCCACCGCACATACTCTCCAGATGTATCTCCAAAAAACTTAACATCATACCCTGAAGTGTCTGCCCCGACTGTCACAGCACCTGTAAATGTACCACCACCTTTAGGCATTGCATTAGTAGCAAGTGTCCCTTGAGCAGCAGTTGCATATGCGGTGGCTGCGGTGGTAGCTGCAGTGCCTAAACCTAATGTTGTTCTGGCGGTGGATGCGTTTGTATCATCGACTAATGTTTTACCAAATGCACTGATAGTTGTACTAGCCGGTAGCGACAAAGTCTTAATATCAGCGTCAACTTCAGAATCCATCAAGGCTCCTGCGGCAGTGACATTATCTGTATCGGTTACGTCAGCACCGTCTTCTACGCTTAACGCTGTTAGTAATCCGCTTTTAGTTACAGAACCAGTTAACCCTACAACCGCTTGAACTGCGTCTGTTTGGTCATGTTTTGACCAGTTGTTTGCGTAGGTAGAGGCAGAAGCGTTATCTGTTGTTGCAACAATGTTGTCTCCCACTGCGAACGCTATATTGTCAACAGTTCCAGCTACTGAAACGTAATAAAACCAACCCGTTTGTGCAGAGCCTGATCCGGGAAAACTACCTGCCGATGCGTCCCAATTGCCTTTATAGACCATGCCATTAGCAAGAGCCGCAATATCTGTTTCCATCTGGTCAAGGTCAACGTTCTGCGTAACGGCAATAAAATCTAGCTTGGTTTCATCTGCGGTAAGAAAAGACGCCGTGGTATTTGCTAGAACGCTAGAATAAGCCTGTACGTTGGAACCAATAGCAACGCCCAGCGTAGTACGTGCTGCTGCTGCGTTTGCATCATCGACAAGACTAGCTCCAAAAGTGGAGATGGTTGTACTAGCGGGTAGACCTAGTGTTTTAATATTAGCGTCTACTTCAGAGTCCATCAATGCGCCAGCAGCGGTTACATTGGCTGTGTCAGTAACATCCGCGTTGGCTTCAATTCCGTTGAGCTTAGTGCCGTCAGTTGCTACATCACGACCATCCACTGTGCCACCCACAACTAAATTGTTGCCGATGGTTACGTTGTTACTTGCATCCTCAACTACCGCCTTTGAAGCAGGGTACGTTAGAAATATCTTTTTTGTTCCTGCTCCCCAATTAACAGCGTTATTAGAGTTTGATGAAGAGAATACTGTTGTACGGGCTAACGTATTTCCCGAAGAAGCGTAAGTACCGAGTCCTACTTCGTAATCATCATCATCAGTAGCTGCATAATAAAGAGTGTCACCATTGGAGACTGCAGCCGAAAATGTTTGAAACCCCGCTACAGCTCCGCCCAGAGCATACGACCCCGTTCCTGTAGTCGTAGTAGATTCATTTACACGATCAGCTACAACAAATGCCATAAAGTTATCCTCTTAAATTAAGCAATACGGACAATAGCACTACTAGAACCCGGTGCAGGGAAGCTAATAGTAAACGTACCCGTAGTAGAAGTTTTAGGGGAACCAAAATCCAAAACCGCAACCGCTGGGTTGCCTGATGCGCTACTATTGTAAATCAACGCGCCATATGCAGTGATTGTAGCCTCAGTAAACGATATATCGGCAAAATCACACACCGCTACTACACCTGAAGCCACAGGAGTTGCGCTTACAAGATTGCCACCCCCTGCGGAGTAAGTCCCAGAGTTGCTCACTTCGTTAGCGGTAGTGTACGCAGTTGTGTTTGCCCTAAACGCTGCGCTGTTTGTATATAGCGCAATTTTAAAAGTGTCACCTGATGAGGCAGTAAAGTCGTGGATGCCCTTTAAGAGTTCTACCTTAAAAGAGGTACACATAAAGTTGCCGTCAAAAGCCATATCGTAGTCTCCTTAGTTGTTTTGCAAGGTCAGGAAAACCAGTCCCTTACGGTATTCTTTAATTGTTATTCTAAAGCATTGCGGGGTAGTGTGCAATATTTCTGTTTTGCTTACCCTATTAACGCCCTTGGCTCCCCATCACGATAACTATCTCTCTTACTAGCGGCATCTATCCTTGATAGTTGCCTTATCGCCTCTTCGTATCGCGCCTGATAATTCTGCATTATATCAGGATCACCTTTCATAAAGGTATATGCTTCTAAAAGAGACCCATACAACAGCACAGTATCTGCGTTGTCACCTAACCAAGAGGTTGCTGTGGTGACAATAGACGGCGGTTCAAAATAATAATGCAATTCAGTAACAAAGTTACCGTTAGGTGTTGGCCCTAGTATAAAATGCCCCGGCGAGTTTGTACTTGCAACATCTCCATCAAACTGTGCATAGTATCTAGGTAGCCCTGTTGTGGCTGAAGATGGATAGGCTTCCCTTATAAAATTAACATCTCTGTCTAAAAGATAACTATAGTCACCGCTACCATCAACCACCGCTAGTGAAGCCACTGCTAGAAAGTCGCTCGGCCTTGCTAAATATTGATTACCATCATTCATATTGGACGAAACGTTTTTTCTAACTTCGGGTATAGTAACAGTACGAAATATACGTTGCTCCGCTTGCTGGACAAACGTAGGGATCATAGAGACGAATGTTGCTTCTGTGTTCTCTGTATAGTCTTTTATAGCTTGCGTAAGCTCAGTATAGTTCATTACTCGGCCTCGCTGTACAAATTATCAAATATCTGCGTTACATCTAGCGTGTAGTCTAAATCAGATTTGGAATAATGTATATGCTGTGATGGCTTAAAGTCTGGTGCGCCTTCACCTGTCTCAAACCACGCAGGGTGTGTTACCCGTACCCTGTTGTTGGGTAACGCCACTATATTGCCTGTCCACTTACCCGCATCTAGTAGCTGTAGTACATGCGCTTGTTTATGCTGTGCAGGGTCATCTGCTACATCTGTGTCGGTATAGTCTACAGTAAATAGGTATTTAGCAGGAAAGAACCCTCCTGCAATCTTTGCCATCCACGGACAAGGTGACGCCCTATCAAGCGTGTATACCGCATGTGTATGGGAAGGGCAGTCCCAAGGCTGGGCTTCGTGAACTGCCATACCCTCGGGCCACTCTTCAAATGACTCATCGGCCACCAGAGCAGTTATGGGCATCCTAGCCCACATAGCCCCACCGTGTACGTTAGCTTCGCCTGTATCGTCCGCCTCACACCCCGTAAAGATAATCTGAAAACTCAGGCATCTGTTAGGCATTGTAGTGACAGCGATAACCATAGCATGTAGAAATTCGCCGTGGTAACGCTCATGGTTGACCGTATACTCACGACGAACCCAACACTTAAAGTGTGGTATATTGCTCTGCAGATAAGGCATTAGCCGTTTTTACGAAAGCGTTGAGGACGTGCTGCACCGCTACCACGAGCAAACGTACCGCCGCCTTTACTCATTTTCGCCATCTTGCCACCTTTAGCGTAACCTTTTTTCTTCATCATGCCGCCGCCCATCTTCTTAGCTACAGCACCGCCTTTAGCCATGCCTTTTTTCTTCATCATGCCGCCGCCCATCTTCTTAGCTACAGCCCCACCTTTAGCCATTTTTCCTTTGCCATCAGCAGCAAAAGCAGGAACCATTTTTCCAGCTTTGTTTTTAACCATTTCTAATTTACCAGCAGCCTTCATCTTCCGTACACCGCCCTTAGCGGCACCTTTTTTCTTCATAGCCATGTCCAAGTCTCCTATGGTGTGTTAGCCGTACCGTCCGTTAAGTTATACTATTGTTATGTTTCCAACCATACCGCTGTGGTTGGTACATTGATATACTAAAGAAGAGTCAGAAGGCTCGTGCGGAACGATGAACTGTGTTAACCCTGTAGTATAATTATAGTTATCAGTTACACCCGTTGTGAAAGCAGAACCACCTGACGATACTCTTATCTGCAAAGGATGACTGCCTACATTAGCCGTATTATTTAAAAGATAAGTATGACCTTTGTAGAAAGTAAAGTTTGGATTGTTGCCAGATGTAGCTCCGGGGCCAGTAAATGTATAGGCAGTTGATCCGTTTACACCTGCAGTGTATTTAGTCACAGGTCCAGTTGTCTCATCATTTAGCCTAGTCCACGCTCCACCATGTGCGAAATATAACCCGCCTGTTGCGTGAACATGCGCTACTGCGCCATGATATGTACCCGCGCTAGGTAAGTCGCTTAAATTGGCGTAATAAAAAACAATCTTATTGGCTCCAGAACTCACATCAATAAGACCGTTACCGTCTATTATATCTGTGAGCGCAGAGCCGTTCCCAATAGCAGCATATATCTCAGTAAAGTTTGCGTTTATTTTAGTGGCACCAGAACGAAGGGTATCCCCACTACCATCGTTTGCGCTACTTCCTATCCCTACTGCCTGCAAAGTCATGTTCTATCCCTCGTCAAAAGTATCTGTTGTTGAATCTAGCGTAACAGCCGTACTGTCAAATCTTGGAGCAGTTCCCGCAAGTACACTAATGGATACCGTTCCAACTTGACCTGTCAGGTATAAGAGAGGGCCCCCTACAGGGTTCCAACCACCAATTCCTCGCCCCGGCTCATAATCCGGTCTGGGGTTAAGTAGAGATTGAGGGTCAACAACCCGAATACGCCCCAAAAAGTTCTGTGGTTGATCTGGATCAACTACGTCTCTACCAACACGAAAACCAGTACGGTGTCCATCTTTGAACTCCCACACAAGCTCGTTTAAAGGGTATCTAAACCCTGTTCGGTCACATATACCATATGCGTACTTACCAGACGCGTAGCTCATCGCATCCCCCCATGAAAGGTTTGAAACGGTACAAACATAGAGGATGCACGTTCTTGGTCTTCGTATGCTGCCAGCTTAAACTGATACTCATACTCTTCTCTAAGAGGCGTTGCTCTAGCTGCAGCTTCGGGTTTCTTCATGGCTACATGAAACGCTAACCCTGATACAAGTGCAGGCACAAACCGTGGAGGTATATTGTTTGTTTCTCCCCCAACACCTGACGCAAGACCATCAATACCCTTTAGGCGAAAATACAGTAGTTGATAAGTCTGTGTAGTGTCCGGTGTGGGCCACAGTGTAAACTTTACTTCAGTAGGTAGCCGCTGCACATATATCTGCGTTGGCCGTCCTACAGTGTTCTTGTTAGTCTGCTGTGCATATGTAGACACGCTAACACGCTGCAACGCTGTATCTATCTGGTTTGTACCTGTACCAGTACGTAGCTGATGCTCAATAATGTCTATGGTATCTACGGGCATACTGTAATCTACTTGCCCTGCAGTCAGGTTGACAGTGCCAGAGTCAATAGTAAATAGGTTAAGACCCCTGTTCTGCCACTCTAGGGTTAAGATATTAAGACTACGACGAATAGTGCGTAAGTCATACCCAGATTGCATCTGCAAGCCAGCCCGTTCAAAGGCTTCCTCAAACAGTTCTGGTAGATCGGGTACGACTGTAGCCATTATTTAGTCCTTTTCTTACCACTAGCAGTAGTAGACCATTTTACACGCTTAGGCCCAGTTTTCTTTGTGGCCTCAGATTTAGTTATCTTAGACGCCACCTTTTTAGGGCGACAGGCAGGGTAAGGACGCTTGGACTTACCTTTAGCGGTTTTGCGTCCGCAGGCTTTGCCCGTCTTAACGTCTCTCCAATCTTCGCCAAACCATTTTCCAAGACCACCCTTGGTACTAGGTTTTTTTGGTTTTGCTTTTGCCACTTTTAGCTACCTTATTGTTGCCGCCAGACCAACCGCCACCTTTACCTTTATACCACTTAGAAGCCCAAGCATTTGCATAAGCGGAAGGATAAACATCAAACTTACTTCGGG